CCTACTAGGTAGAGCTTATGAGACTTACCGATACCCTGAATACCCGCAATAACTTGGTACCTCGTGACAGTTTCGAACTGCCGACCTTCGCCGTGTAAAAGCACTGCTCTACCACTGAGCTAACGAGGCATAATAAACAACAGGATCCTTATTTTTCAATTACAAGTTGAATTTTTTTGATTTGCTGGACGGATCCTAAAACTGGCGACTCGTGGGAGACTCGAACTCCCGTGATCGGATAGACAATCCGACGTAATAACCCCTATACGAACGAGCCAAAATAAGTATAAGCTACTGGTTTCCATGCCAGCCCTTAATTGAGCAGTTACTCTGTCCATCTCCATTTATTCAAAGTCTGTGTGCAGTTAAGATTCTGCCTATCAGAGCCTGAGTGGGTCGTATACACTCGCTAACGGTCTTCTGCCACCGAACCTCTATCGCTAGTCAAACGCTACTTTAACGAAAGTAGTAACGAGATTTGGTGGAGAATCTTGGAATCGAACCAAGTGTGCCGTAAGGCGACGGATTTACAGTCCGCTGCAGTCACCAATGCTGCTCATTCTCCGAAATTCTGGTACTGCGTATGGGTAACGATCCCATCTAGTCACCTTGAAAGGGTGATGACCTCACCTGAAGTCGAACGCAGTATAGTGGTAGGTTTTTGTATAAGGAAAAACCTACCAAACCTTTTCTAATGCCTCAGGCTTCCGACTTTACGTAAAGACTCAGAGAGGACTTCAGAAACTTTATTATACATCAATAATGATTAAAAGTCAACAACTATCTTGGAGTACGCAACAGGATTCGAACCTGCATGATACGGATTTGCAATCCGCTCCCTAGCCATTCGGGTCATGCGTACATATCTCTGGTGGGCTCCCCGAGAGTCGAACTCGGCACCAATGGATTATGAGTCCACTGCTCTAACCAACATGAGCTAGAAGCCCAACAACTGGTGCGGCATGAGGGAATCGAACCCCCATTCTGGCTTTAGAAGAACCATGTCCTATCCGTTGAACGAATGCCGCAAAACTTTGGTACGAGAGACGGGACTCGAACCCGTAAGCCTTGCGGCGGCAGATTTTAAGTCTGCTGTGTATACCATTCCACCACCCTCGCATTCATAAAACTATTATACCTTATGCAAGAATTAAAGTCAACACCTATCTTTGGTACCCAAGATCGGATTCGAACCGATACGATTCTCCTTTTGAGAGAGACGCCTCATACCAATTGGGCTACTTGGGCATTGGTACCAGTGTAGGGATTCGAACCCTATCAAGAACGCTAATCTGGCGCTAAAAGGTTTATAAAACCTCTCTGACTACCCAGTCTCACTGGCATATTTGGCGGAGGATACAGGAATCGAACCTGTCAGCCCATTTCTGAACGAGAGTTTAGCAAACTCCTGTCGCACCTTGCAACACATCCTCCATATCTCACATCGTTGGTCCATTACCATTACGGAAGCCAATGTCACCACCTTCTTCCTTGATGCGCTTTAACACATCTTCGAATAAGATAGGACGAAAGTCTGTTTGTTCAACACAAACACAATGATAACGAGGATCGATCTTACCATCTATCATCACACGATTTGCATGAGTATGACCATGAATGTTAGTACCGAACCTACCTAACGACTCAGGATGTAACGGGATATGACTTAAGATCATACCGTTCATCACATGATAAGCACGTAACTCTCTAAAGTGTACACGATAGTCTTCATCTTTAAAGATATCGTGGTTACCACGAATTAAAACCTTATCACCGTTTAACCGATGCATGATAGACATTGCCTTGCGGTTGATAACTACATCGCCTAAGTGATAAACCTTATCAGTTGGCTTTACAGTTTCGTTCCACATCTTTACCATGGCTTCATCCATTTCTTCGGCAGAATCCCAAGGTCGTAACTTTGTCACACCATCATTGCGAGTAAACTTGCATACGCCCATGTGACCAAAGTGCGTATCGCTAACTAAAAATACACTTGGCATATACATCTCCTAATAAAAAATACAACAGGTTAGTTTGATTGCCACCGTGGCACATCACCCAAGTCTCTTTCGAGTTTTGGCGGGTAATGCTGGAATCGAACCAGCTAGTTTTGTTTTGCAGAACCTAACCTAAATTTGGCGGAAAGCAGAGGAGTCGAACCCCATCCCATTTCTGAGAACCCAGTTTTCAAGGCTGGTCGCAGGACCAACCCCGCTGCATTACTTTCCATAATTCTTTTACCGACAGGACTTTCACCTGTAATATACTCCTGCATCTCGGAGCCTTGCTTCTGCCTAAGCTGATCAAAGGAATTGCTCCAGCTATTGACGATAAATCTTTGGTGCGCCCTGAGAGAATCGAACTCCCACTCCAACGTTCGTAGCGTTGTGTAATATCCATTTTACTAAAGGCACATAATTGGTGGGGATGACGGGATTCGAACCACGTACAAGAACTTTTACAGAGTTATAGTGTTAGTGTTGCGGAAACAATTCTACATACAGAATTGACTTTTTACTTTGCTATGCTAACCATTACATCACATCCCCAAAATCTTAATGAAACACACTCTCGACGTCAGGGGTCTTTTCATCGTGCTGACTAAGCTACTTCGTTGAGTGAACCGTGGAGTCAATACGCTTCAACAACCAATGATGAATATGCTTCATTAAGATGACTGACAATTTATCACATTGTACGCCATCAGTCAAGGCGAATTTTGGTGGACCGTGGGAGGATCGAACTCCCGACTTCTGCGTGCAAGGCAGATATGTTCCCAATTATACCAACAGCCCATAAACAACAGGATAGTTTTGTCGCTAAGACAACCAAAAAGTTTAGCATTATGTATTGCAGAACCTATCCTAAAACTTGGTTCCCTGTAGAGGTTACGATCCTCTGTCGCTCGATTATCAGTCGAGTGCTCTACCATTGAGCTAACGGGGAATATCTTTCTTGGTACCGAGAGACGGGATCGAACCGCCCACGCACAGATTTTCAGTCTGTCGCTCTACCAACTGAGCTATCTCGGCATAATTGAATTTGTAAGTAGTTCCGCCTCGCTCATTCGGAACCATTTCGCCCAGTATACGTTAGGGTTAGAGGTACATAGTAATAGTTGATACTTGCTAGTGACCATTTTGTCGGACTCGAACCGTTAGCTCATAGAGTTTTCGAGGCTCTACTTTCTCAACATCTACACTTACAAAACTTGGGGTGTCGTATGAGAATTGAACTCATGATGACGGAATCACAATCCGTAGTTTTACCACTAAACTAACAACACCATATAGAAACACACTACTGAAATTGAGTATGAAGGAATCGAACCTTCTTCCACGTTCCACGTACTCGATGCCCGTTTCAGTCAGGCTAATGTGTTTTTATATGGTAGGGGCACAGGGATTCGAACCCTGCCCTGGCAGATTAAAAGTCTGCTGTGCTAAACCGCTGACACTATACCCCCATATGGTCCACTCGCTGAGATTCGAACTCAGACCTCGATGATTAAGAGTCATGTACGCTACCATTAAACGCCACGAGTGGTTGTACGTATTGAATTGATTTTACGTGCCAACTAAGACCATACGGGGGATCTTAGAGACACTAACGTTTACCTGAACGTTTCATGCTACTCTCCTTTTGTTAAACTCACGAAATAGTGAACAGGATTTGCACCTGTGCCCGCAGCCAACGACTGCACTCTCCTACTAAGCTATCACCATATTGAAACACACTGAGCACGGCTTTGCCACCCACATGTTTTCAGCGCCACATGATCAGGTATCCGTGTACCGAGTTGCGTTATGAATGTGTTTCAATATGGCACCCGAGGTAGGAATCGAACCTACAATAACAGAGTCAAAGTCTGGTGTGTTACCACTACACTACTCGGGAACATAAGACTGACCACCGAAGTAGTCAGTCTTTTAAATTGGTACGCAGATTTTTAAAGATCTAAAGTTAAGTAGACGATGCCACTCAACCAGAACACTTATTATACAGTAAAGAACAATAAGAGTCAACAACTTTCTGAAAGACCCTACTTTTCAGTAGGGATTGCTAAGAAGTAACCTTCTCAACATCAGAACACTTATTATACAGTAAAGAACAATAAGAGTCAACACTTTTCAGAAAGACCCTACAAAATAGTAGGGATAAAAACAAAAAACCCTCGGAGCTTTCACTTCGAGGGTTTTGGTAAAGAGACTAAGTTCTCTTATTTCTTCTTACCAAAACCCTTCGTATCCTCAATCGCATAGCCAAATGATGGGCGTGTGCTATTCCATACGGCTACTATCGGTAGCTGTTTTCTTAAACTGGAATGGCAAGATTGCGATGTCATTGAAAGTAGTTTCCTTGTTTCGGTAAGATAATTCTTACCTTCTATTTAGTATAATTTTAGCGTAGTTTTGAATTAAAGTCAATCTTTTTTTGATTTTTCTGCAAGTTCTTTGTAGCCACGCCCAGTAGGATGAATGCCATCAGCACTCATGTGTTCTTTTGGTCTAGGCAAAACTGTGTCACCGTACTCTTTTGCAATGCGCATTATAGCATCATGAGGAATAGGTTTACGATCTTGTCCAGGATCAATCCAGAACACACGATCTGCCTTTACAGCTTCTCGCATCTTTCGAAGTTCATGTTCTGTCTTTACACCTTTGTGATCATTGGCACCAAGACTGATGATTAAAGTTCTAGCAGGTTGACTAGATGCTTTGGACAAATAATCTTTGTTCCATTGCCAGCTGTTCCAACCACCACGAGAATAACTTACGCATTCTTTACGAGCCATTGAAGTTCCAACAGCAATGCTATCACCAATAATCAAACATTCAAGCATATTAAACTTTCTCTATCTCTACTGAACATTTATCTAGAAAGTCAATACCTAGCGTATCGCGATACGACTCTCTGTAGTAAACTTTCTTTATCCCCGCACCATAAATGAGTTTAGCGCAATTGATGCAAGGAGCATGAGTGCAGAATAAATCGGCACCATTGCCTCGCTCACCATCACGAGCCAGTTTGAGTATAGCGTTTGCTTCAGCATGAATAACCTCATCTTTAGTTTTTCCATCATCATTCTCACATTCATTGGTCCACCCAGAAGGCATACCGTTATAACCAATAGAAATGATACGATTGTCTTGAACAATAACCGTACCAACCTGCAGTCGCTTTGCACTTGACAACTTTGCGAATCGCTCAGCTGTGTCCATGAAAGCATCAATCCATTTTTGTTTCACAAGATCATCCAAATAACAAAACCTATTATACCACACCACTCCATTAAAGTAAAGTCTTTTTGAACCCAAACAAGAAAGTTATGCAACTTATATTTGAGTGGCATAGAATTTACCGATTAACGTAGTAGCAAGTAGTGAATTCTCGCAGTTGACCAAACTGATCATGCATGAACTTTACCTCACAGGTTTGCTGTGGCACTGGTTGTGGCATATAAATCACTTGAGGTTGCTGTACAATGACAGGACGATTCTGGTTCATAATTTGACCAATCACGTAACTACCAATGACTGCACCAAGAATCACGTTTCCAGTATTGGAACCATGGTGGTGATGGTGATGTCCATGTTGAGCCATAGCAGTACTAAAACCAACAGCAGCAATCAAACCGACTAAAATCTTTTTCATTTCGTTTTCCTTTTCAACCTTCTTACATATATTATACCCCAAGAACGAATTAAAGTAAACACCTTATTAATGACCCCACTAGGTGTAGGGTTATTCTTTAGCCTTAGGAGGTCTCGGCTCCACTGGGAGCCTGGTCGTTTTTTACTTTAGTTTCCTTTTTTGCAGGAGAGGGTGGAGAGACGGAAATAAACCCTGCTCCATGCACCAGCTTGTGCGTAATCTTAGGATACAGCTTTGTAAGGTTTTGTTCCTTTACTGCAAGCAACAGCTTGGCTTCGGAAGGATGAACGTTCTCTAGCAGCTGGATAAACAAAGTTTCACGCCTAACTGGTGTCAAGTCTTTCCTACAGAATACATAGAACTTTTTAAGTTCTTGGTAGATGTTTGCAGGACTCATTCCAATTGGTGCAGCATCTAGTTTGTATGGAGGTTCTCCATCTGGAAGAATAAACTTCTTTTCAGGATCAAATGCATATTCAAACAAGATACGCAGTGCAGCACTAGTTTTATACATTTCGACCTTCTTGGGGTCATCATTGATCTCAGTCAAAATCTCAGTGATATATTTCGTCATTCAAAAATCCTCTAATTCATCAAGTAACAATCGACATTTTTTGGCAATCAAATAGTTCATGATGCTCATCTTGTCGCCCTTTGGTTTGTTATTTATGTATGAGTCAACAATCTCTTTCTCTACATCTTCAGGGATATGTTTGAAGTCAACCAGCACAGAGTTGCGATGCCAGTTGCGCCGTTCTGTATCATTGCGGCAAGCATCAAAACCTTTTTCGTAGAATTCATCAAGACGTTTCTGTGACATAGGTTTCTGGCGAACACCTTGCACGAATACATCATCTGGACTAAGAATGTTAGGAATACCATCACCAGCATCACCTTTAACAATGTGCTGAATTTTGTAGTTCTGGATTTCTTTGGCAGTGGCAGTGATATACTTCTTTACCATAGGTGACCACTGCTTGACTTCTCCAAGAAGTTGCAGCTGTTTAAAGTCACCATCAGAAGAAAGAATCAATACTTTCTGTGGCTCTTCCATCAACCCTTGTTGCACAAGTTCGTTGTACTGTGCCCACTTGGTCATGGTTGCAATAACATCATCAGCTTCGGCACGTTCAACGTGGATAACACGGTATGGAAAGTGTTCTGCAATTTCTTGACGCATCTCTGATAGGGTATCAAAGATTAGTTTCCAATCTAGATCAGATGCATCACGAGTCTTTTTACGACTAGCTTTATAGTGCTCAAAGAATTCTTTACGCCAGTACTTGCGACCATCGCAACAGATAACAACGTTACCAAATTCACGACCATACTTTTTCTTGTATGATTTAATAGTGGAAAGTGTTACATGCCGAATAAGGTTCTTAACTTCATCTGGATTACCCTTCAACTCTCGTTGGAAAGTAAGGATGGAAGCCAAAGACACTTGGCTGTAGTCAATCAAAATCATAGAATCTTTCCAATACCGAAATAAATTAAATCATCAAGTTCACGTTGATAATCTGCCTTTGTTCTGCGCTTGATCCAAATTTGTGTAAGAAGTTCACGCATCTGGTCGCCATCTACGAATCTATTATTCATATCAAGCCCACGTCGTTCGAGTTCGTCTAACAAGTCGCTGTCATCGAATTCTTCTAGATCAACATCTACATCAACCTCAGCTGTAACTGTACGATATACCATATTACTCTCCGACGTTTCCACCAAAATACTTAATCAGTATTTCAAGAGCAGGAATATACTGTGTCATATTAGCGTGATAGTCTTCAGGATGCATCCATCGCCCTTCTTCGGTATGTTCTCGTATTTCTTCCTTAAGAAGATCAAGATGCTCTTGCATAACTGCCAATGCAATACCATCGGCAATTTCAAAAGGTATAGTTAGTCCGCTCATTAAAATGCTCCAAGGATAATAGTTTCTTCGTTGATGCGACCATTAGGTGCAGCAGGTTTAGTTGTCAACTTCTTAAGTGCACCATTCAGTGCACGCTTACCAATCGCAAGACCTTTGAAGAATTCTTCAGGCTTACGCAAGGTCATCATCTTAGATTCTTTAACATCGAATCCAAGAATTGTAGTACCCTTTACAGAAAGAGTACCACCAACTGCCTTGTACACACCAACACGACGATACTTGGTATTGTAGAACCAAACTTCGTCAGAGCCAATGATAGTTTCAGGCTTGACAGACTTGAGAGAAAACTCAGCAAAGTCTTTCAAATACTTCATACGTGCAGTCAACTTGGTAGGAGACAATGGCTTACGTTTGCGTGGAGCACGACCTGCCTTGGCATGTTGCACTTGCTGCAAACAGTCATCACGCATAGTTTCTACAAAGGTAACAAACTTCTTGATTTCACGCTTGGTAAAGTTAGAGTAACCTTCTACCAATTGTTTATCATCACCAGCAACAACTTCATTCAATTCATCAATCAACTTACCGTAAGATTCACCAATACGTTTGGCAACTGGTGCAGATATAGCATTGGCTTGTAGATAGTTCTTGGCAGAAAAGTCACTTTGCTTATTGATAACAAAGTCATCAATGGCACCATCAAACTCAGCTGCATGTTTTCTAGCAACTTCTTCAATTCGATCTTGCACAGATACTACAGGCTTGGTATCAGCTACAACAGCCACTACCTTCTTGCGTTTTTTGTATTTGGTGGAAAGTTCAGAGATGATTGCAACCATCTTTTCCTGCTCACGTTCAGCAAGATGCTGCTCACGAGAAGTTAGACGGCACATGAATGCCAGAGAGCGCAACTCAAAGTCAGTTGCTTCGTTGAGTGCAATTACAGCATCTTTCTGACCAGTCTTAGCCAGATAGCTAATGACCCATTTACGTCGATCTTTGTCGCTGGCATTTTCGTTATACCAGTTAAGCGCATGCATGAGATCGCGAGTGTAGCTCTCGTCTTCATTGATCATGGGTTCATCGGGTGCGAAGACTTTCGCAGCGATGCGGTGTGCTTGTTCACGTCGTTTTGCAGTATTTGTCATAGGTTTGTACCTCAATTTATAATATATTATACCGCATGTGCGAATAAAAGTCAACACCACGTGAGAATGCCCCTACTGGGTGTAGGGGATTACTTTGGTTTACTTTTTCAGAGAGACGTTGGCACGTAAGAAGCCACCAAGCAGAATAATAGCTGCCCATGTTTCAATGGTATATCCAATCGCTAGAACAGGGAACAACGTATTCAGTGCCCAAATTGATAGCAGTGGTCCGATGATAATAATTACAGCGAGAAAAACTACAAGTCCTAAAAATTTAATCAAGTCCATATTAAACTCCAATAGTGAATTGTTTTACAGAGTCCCAGCGGAATGAACGCCATTCTTGTTTCTCAAGATCGAAAACTCGGAGTGCGGATCCAGCAGAATTGGAATCTTCTTCTGATTCGGTCTTTGGTTGTTTGTCAACTGGGATGCTTCCTGAGAAAAGGGTACATTGCATTTCCCTTTGCGTCCCGTCTTTCTTTGTGAAGACGACAGTGCATCCTTCTGGAGAAGTGCGCAGATTTTCGAGTGCCCATGGTTTGAGTTCATTGAATCTCTCATCGTTAGTTTGAAGTTTTTCCGTCATAATTATCTTTCAAGTGATTAACAAGTGGTAACATCATTTCTTTAAAATTAGCAACAGAAGGATACATTCTCATGTCTGATTGCTCGACAACAAACCCTTCTTCGTCTAAGACTCTTCGAGAAATAGTAAATTCAACCATGCCATACTGCAACTCTCTGATTGAGAATGTAGTAGAAACATCGTTGATAGAATAAATTGAATGAAAGTCAAGGTTACTCATATAGATCCTTTTTGTGTTTAGGCTTACGTGTGAATGCAATCTTGCTGTCAACTACACGCATACGGTACTTTGGAGTACGCAAGTCCTTAGCAACAAGGTTCTTAGGTTTATTATACTGTGTTTTCATTTTATTGTCAACTAAAAATTCCAGACCATTGCTGGAGTTTGTGATACTTTTCTTGTTTTGCAGTCATCACTGCAGCTTCGCTAACTACTCCATGATCGATAAGCAGATCAATCATACACATGAGATCTCCGATTTCTTCTTCTAAGTGTTCTCGATTTGCAATCTTTGTAACTGGATGGCAGTCATCCATACCAAAGCGAAAAACCTTACTAATTGCCTGAGAAACCTCAGCGCATTCCTCTTGTGTAATCAACAAGATTTCTTTATCAATATCACCCATTACATTTCCTAAACTTAGTCTATATTTATTAACATCATCAACCATCCACATAGCTATTTTACAACAAAGTCAAATAAAAGTCAAGTAAATGTGAAAATGCCCCTATTGTTAGTAGGGGCATCTTGCAAGCCTTGTGTTTACTTGCTTGTAGCTCTATAAACTCCATCCCAATCTTTAGGTAAGTCCTTTGCCTTCATTTCTTCGCAACGTTCAATCCATAGTTCGTAGTAGTGGTCCATTTCTCCAAGGAATTTACCATTCAATTGTTTGCAAAGTTTAATAGCGGCATCAAACTTTTGCAATCTATACAGTTGCAACATCTTTTCATGCTGTTGTGTTTCTATAACATATGATGAATTTTCCATCCACCAATCATGTCTACCCAGTACTGTATAAACGTGGATGCCTTCTTTCTTCCCTTTAACTGCAATGCAATCAAGTTCTAGAGTTGCATATTCATCTTCAACTTGTTTATTGGTATTTGCACCAATAACAATCTTAACACCGTAAGGTTTACTCTGACCTTCTAGTCGTGCTGCGAGATTGACACCATCACCAAGGCAAGTATAATCAAAACGTTGACTAGACCCCATATTTCCAACCACAACAGTATCAGTGTTAATACCAAGACCCATACCAAATGCAGGAACACCTTCAGCGGTAACTTCTTTATTAAACGCATCTAAACTACCCATCATTTCTAGTCCAGTCTTTACTGCCATTTTTGCATGGTTCGGTTCGTCCAACGGTGCATTCCAAAACGCCATTTGTGCATCTCCAATGTATTTGTCAAGTGTGCCATTATTTTCTATAATCTTGGCAGTCATTGCTGTCATATATCTATTCATTATTTTTGTGAGTCCTTGCACATCTTTTCCATAGTGCTCAGAGATTGACGTAAACCCTCTAACATCGGTGAACATGATTGAAAGCTCTCGTGATTCACCACCAAGCTGTAGTAATTCAGGATTTCGCTGCAACTTTTCGACCAATGCGGGAGAGAGGTAGGTTGCAAACTGTTTTTTGATTTGGAGTTTTGCTGCGAGTTCAACAAGGAATTTGACAACGTAGCCGTGGAAAGAGACAAGGGTAATGGTAAGTATCGGGAACACAGCATCAACCAGATAGCTTGATCCAATGAAGAGGTAATAGCTGCCGAAAAAGGATCCTGCGGCAAAGATGATTGAGAAGATGTAGCCATGCTTGAACCTTGTTAGTAGTAATGTGATGATACAAATTAGTATCGTATATAAAAGTTCAACGCCATCTGCCCAATCTGGACGACTGATGTTACTTCCGCTTGCAACTGTGTCTAGTACAGAGGCTTGCAAGTAGTGCGGGTAGACTTCACCTCTTGCTGTAGATACTGGGTTGTTGAGCCCTCGCCCTGTAATTCCGACGATGACGATTTTACCTCCGAGATCCTTTGGCAAATTTGCCAAGGAGTATTCGGTTGGTCTGGATGACCAATCCACCCAGACTCTACTGTCACCGTCTGTTGTGATTTTTCCAAAGGCTGGAACTCTAACTGCTTCGATGGAGCCTTCGTTAATTTTAACTTGGAAGGAAGGATCTCCTGCGGCGACACGCAAGGTTTCAAGAGAGATACTTGGGTATAACTTTCCGTCGATGTTGATAAGCATGGGAACTCTGCGGATGACGCCATCGAGTTCAGGGAAAGTATTGACAATACCAATGCCAGCAGCGTTTTCATTAACAGACCTCACATTCGAAAGAATTGATTGAAATTTGATTCCAGGATCACCTTCGCCTATAATCGATACACCAGGTCGAAATGGTATCTGTGTTACGGAGTCAGTTATCTGATCATTTACTGCAGTATGCGGAAATACTACAGGGTGTTGTTTTAAAATAGCGCCAAGTTTAGAATCTTGACCAAAGCGATCACTGTCAGGAAGGAAAACGTTAAAAACAACCAACCCAGCACCATTCCTATAAAGAGTATCAATAATGGTGGCATATTCTCCACGTGGGAAAGGAAATTGTCCTTTTTGTCGAATAGTTTCGTCATCTATGTTTACCACAGCGACTTGTTGGGACACCGTGCTTTCTTTTGAAGTTATCAGTTGATCGAAATAACGTAGTCTTATCGATTCAACGAATGATGGATCTGCAATGCGAATAGAAATTAGTAACACCAGAGTAAGTAATGCCCTCCATGGTGATA